AGAAGTGGAAGTTGGACAACTTGCTACATACTCAAAGTGCAGTTTGGTGAACTGATACATTTCCCAACTCCCCGACTGTTCACTAAGCCAAGGGAAGAGTTTTGAGAGCCCAGGGTTAATTCTAAAAACTCCGTAGGCGTCAGTCGTATCAACGTTAATATCGAGGACACGCTCGCGATGAGAAAACATATAGCTATCACCGCGGCGCGAAACGCTTGGGACTGCGTTGGAAAACTTAGAGCTCTTAGCAGCGGGTGCTGCTCTGGCCGAGGCGTTTCCATAACCTCTTGATTGTTGCTTTCTTGCATTATTATTACTCATGTATGCCATCCCACTGAGCGATGGGACTGTTCATCGTGTTGATGCTATGCTCCGTGCAGTCTCTCGGCATTTTGTTTAGCATGGAAATTTTTATAGCCTGATCTCAAGATTTCGGTCAGACAACCATTTTGGGCAAGTACACATTCTTCCTAGTCAATCTCCGATCTCATAGCTTATCCGGTACTCCGGCAATTTTCACTATGATTTCGTCACAGAAAGGTTCAGCGGGCCTGTGCACCCCAACACGACGGCATGGATTGGGTCCCCCCCCTGCGTTCACAACAGGCATCTGGTATCTTACACCAGCGAATAATTTACACCAGGTTGACTGATCCCCCTATACTCCGGCGTCCTGGACCGGAAGAATTTCTCAAGGGCGATTTGGGTGTCAGCGTCTATGCCGAAGGCGTTGAAGAATGAGACCCTACTTATAGTAGTAGGTTCTTTGTATTTCAGGTCCATTCCAACGGCCAAATACTCCATTCCAGACTCGACTTCGCGCTTACCGCGCGTGATTACTCCACGCCCTAGGCAAGAATAGAACTCGTTGAAGATTGGCATGTCACCTGCCAAAGCCAGGCCGCACTGCGATTTAGCATCGCGGTAACGGTCCCAGTCTTTAGCATGCGCAACATGCTTCAACGTGCAACTATCCTTCACTAGGCATGTACGTGGGTCACGCACCATGCGCCACACACCCTCGGTCACCTGAACTGGTCGTGATTGGCAGAATTCTATGTGTTCAAGCATCTCCACTGGCTCTTCGACTTTCATGATAAAGCCGAGCCTGTCGAAGAAGTCTTGCACGTCTGCTTCAAACCGACGGCGATCTTTTCGCTCCATAATGCAGACACAATCGTCTACATCATTGATAAGTGCGAAATTCACGCCACAATGCTCTTTGTATGCGAACATCATCGCACACATGAGCAGAACATTGCCAGTTGAGGTATTCATATCTCCCGATGCTCTATGAGCCTTCACCATGTACGCTAAAGTACCGTTGGCGAGGCGAACCATCCCCTTATTCCAAATCTGCATCTTCAAGAGCTTTGCCAAATGGCGAACTCCTGGAAAACAGGAAGTGTAAAAGGAATGTTC